AAACCTACCGGGACGAAATCAAGGCCCCGAAAGGCTATCATGTGGTAAAAGCTCTATCCTTCAATGGCTACACCATAGACGGCTACCCCTACCAGCACGCTGTCTTTGAGCGTGATGGGTAGAGTTATCCACAGAAAAAGAAAGTTATCCACATGATTATCCACAAGAAAAGCTGTGTTATCCACAGAGTTATCCACAAAGGAGGAATAGCTGTGACTAAATACTATTGCCGGGCAAACATCTGCAGAACAAACCACAAAGCAAGGAAACTGTGCTGCTGGAACTGCCTCAATATGTCGTGGTGTGACAGCATGGGGGAGTGGAAAGGGTGCAACCCTTGGACATGCGGCAAGTCCATCAGAATCTCAGACCATTACCTGCGATACTACAACAACCTTGAGCGCATGGAGCTGACAGGAGGAGCTTTCCCCATCCGCAAGCATCTGAGAAAGAAGCTCATTGCCAAACACAGGGAACTTTTGAAAGGCATATAAGGGGGAGACGGTATGAGGATTCAGAGAGTGATAGCGCGGTTCAATGTCAGTCAAAGCCCTACCAGGTATTACCACAGAAGTGAACGGATACCCTACCCGTGGCAGAGAACGAAACCGCGCCGCACCATGAGCCGAGAAGAATTCCGCCGGAGATTGATGGAGGATTTGCATGGCACCAAGAATAACTGACAGGAGCTATATCAGCCGGGTGAACAACACTCAGGGGCACCTCATGGAAGACATGATCATGGGAGCCGCCATGAAGTATGAGCGAGAGGGCCGCCTGGTACTCCATAAAGAGAGTGAGCCCTTCCGTGTGGTAAAGAACATGAACCGCGCCAGGGGGCGGGCAGAGGTGCAATTCACCGCCAAGGCCCAGCCTGACTTCATTGGCTACCTGAAGGGAGGCCGTCTTATCGCCATAGAAGCGAAATACACCCAGTCGGACATGATAAAGCAGGATGCTGTGACCGATAAGCAGGCCGCCATGCTGGAAAAATACTCACGGGCGGGGGCGGCTGCCTTTGTCTGCTGCGGACTTGGCACCGGGTTTGACCTCAAGTATTTCATGTTGCCATGGATGGTGTGGAGCCTGATGAAGGAAATCTTCGGGCATAAATACGCCACCGCCAAAGAATTGGATACCTATGAAGTGGAGGCCGACATGGTCATTCACTTCCTGGATTATAAATGCCTGGGCGGGAAATCTTCGCCAATCGAAGACCCGCTATAACCAAAAAGGAGAAATAGCCATGAACAGATACCTTTCAAAGCCGGAGAAAGTCAGCCTCACAAGAATCATGCTGCTTGTGGATGTGCTGGATCAGGTGATAGCAGATTACCAGAAAGCCAAAGGCGTGGATGCAGAGTTTTTGAAATACCTTCGCACCTGCAGAACCTGGGGCATGAAAGCCCTCAAGCGCCGCTATGATTTCCTGGATTTGGACGCGGCCAAGGACTTCACCCGACACATCCACCATATGGATATCATCTTTGTGCCAAACGACAAGGCCCAGAAGTATTACAAGATAGTGCAGGATATGGCAGGGAGCATCTGCCTCACGGCTGATGATTTCGAGAAGCTGTATGCCGGCTTTATCCCCAAAACCTGCGCCAAGTGCCACAAGAAAGCCTGGAAGAAGTGCCTCATCCGCGAGGTGTTCAGAAAGTATGGCGTGGAAGTTGTCAACACCAAAGCCACCAATTGTCCTTATAGCTATCTGGAAGCGGGTATTGACCTGGAAGAATGGGCAAGGCAGTGGGCTTTGATGAACAATGTGGAGTACGACAAGGAAAATATGTGGGAATCAGATGGAGAAGTCCACGAAACCCCGGAAGAAGCTGCCGATTGATGGAGGGATAGCATGGAACAGCCTCATGAAAGAGAAGTGACTTGCACGCTATGCGGGGCGAAGTTCATTGTCACCAGCAAGTACAGCCGCGCCAAACGGTGCCCTGACTGCCGGAGAATAATCGACAGCGACAGAGAGGCGTACAACAAGGCGGTAATGATAGAGGAAGCGGCCCGGCGTGACAGGTCAATGGCTCGTTTAGACAAGTTGGCAAGGGAAGCCAGGGCGCATGGCCTCAGCTATGGGCAGTATGTGGCCATGCTCAAAGCCCAGCAGGCTGGATAAGGAGGGGGCGGCTATGGATTGTGTTTTGCCAATGTTGGCAGGACTTCTGACCTCAATCATTGGCTTTTCTATCGTGATGTTGATTGGAAAAATTCTCAGGGGAGGCAATAAAAAGAAATGAATCTGGTAATACCATTCTAAGCCTAAGGAGTGTGAAGAAGATGTTTGAACTTGGTGCAATACAGTGGTTTTTCCTTGGCGTGGCTGCTGCCGGTGCGGTGATTGTGGCCTGTATGCTGCTGGGGGCCTGCATGGTGTCTGGCTGGTGGTCACGCTTGGAAGAAAAGCGGGAAAACAGGATGAAGATTGAAAACTGGAACGCCACGCCGGAGCGGTTGGCAATGACGAAGCGGGAACATTGAGCGAAAGGAGAATAGCCATGACATACAAAAGTAAAAGAATCATCCGCATGATGGGCTGGATGAACAGCAAGGGATCCATCATAAAAATCTGGTATGCAGACCACACCACAGAAATCATCAACGATATAAAAGTGGCAGCCAGGGGGCGGGAAGCATGACGGCAAAAGAAGAACTACTGGACTTGGTTCAGAAGATGACTAAAGACGAATGGGAAATGCTCATGGTAGATGATACCCTGGGAGAAGATATCATAGAGCTGCTGACATTCATCGGCAGGCAGAATGGCTGGCTTTAAATCCTTCGAAAATCGTACGAAAACCCGCGTGGGCCTAGTGTTCATGCGGGAAAATCGTGCGAACACAACAGAAATCGTGCGAACGGGAGAGTTGATTATGGCGAAAAATAAAATCAGCTGGTCTATGGAATATGACCAGAAGAATCGGGCACACTATTACTTCACAGGCAGCCAGCGTCAGCCTACTTTGGCAGAAATTCATAACTTCATAATCGACAATCGTCTGCAAGATAAGATTGACGATTTTTTCGGTGTGACCTGTATCAATTTCACTGCTGATGAATGGGTATCTGCAGAAGAATGCTTAACTGTGGAGATTATGGGGTATAACGGTGGTAGTCATGATGGTGATTGCCCAGTTTGTGGGCACGAAAGAGACATGAGCGGCAGCAGGTGCCCTGTATGTGATAAGCCATGGGAGGATACACCATGATGGAGCAGACCCAGGGCATGAAGGGATTTACGGAATTAGCCATAATGTCATTCCTGCAGCCGGGGCATGGGCAAAAGGCGGATATAACTCTGCTGAAAGAAGCCGTCCATGACTTATGTCAAATGACCATGCAGAAAACCGCTGGGCAGAAAAGGCCCAACGGGAAAGGCAAGTATAACGAGAAGGATTTATCCTGGGACAATCTGGAGCGTGTGAAGTTCACTATCATCTGTGAAGCGGTGCTCCTGGTACTGTCTGGGAAGCTGGATATATTGGAGGAAGACAAAAATGAATAGCAAAGAGGCATTTATGACTTCGGATAAAGAATTTGAATCTAATCTGGGAAAAATACAAAGAGCAAATGCAAAATTAAAAGAAACATTTCCAGCAAGCCTAATTCTTTGTGCAGACGAAAACAATGAGGGATATTTGGATTTTGAAGGAGATAAAAAGTACGTGGTGCATCTGTTCCAACTTTTAGTAGTATGGTGGGAACTGCAGGCATTGAAAGAAGGGATAACTCAAGAAGATTTTTACAAGATAATGTGCATAATATTAGATGCAACAATGGAGGATGATGAGTAATGGTTTTAGAAATGGAAATGGGGAAAACATTCCCACAGGACAGCGAAAGCAATGAATACAGGTACCTTTCGGCTCCCTGGCTGGATGAAATTGCCACAGGCCTGACGGCGGGGGCGGTGAAGCATCCCGGAGAAACCTGGAAGACTATCCCCACGGATGAACACTTGGCCCGCGCCATGCGGCACATCAATCTCTATCGGATGGGAGACAGGAGCGAACCTCACCTGATAAATGCCAGCATGCGGCTGATGATGGCCTACGCCACCAGTAAGAATGAAAGCGGAGAATAGCAGTATGGAGGTAGGAGTATGAAGGGAGAAATTCACATTTATGTAAATGGCATGCCCTTAGACGGCCTGGTGAGATTTTGGGAAGTCAACGAGGCCATCAATATGCGCAAAGCCTACATTAGAACCAATCAGACGCAATTCATCAGCCCCAAAGTCATAGAAAAGGGCTATAAAATCTTTGTCCATAAAGATGGAATCTCGACCCCAGTAGGAAAGACTGAGGCCGCGGGGATAAAAAAGTTTATAAGGAGAATGCAGAATGACGATTGAAGAAATCAATGCGATAATACACGACCTGCGGGCATTGTCTGAGAGGAATAATCTCAATAAACAGCATAAAGAATCCTGCATCAAGGCGATCTCACTCCTGCGGCCCATGACAGAGGAAACCGCCACGCCGGAGGCCCAGGAGACAGAGGCAGACACCATCACGGTGAATATCTCCATACCGGGCCTGCCGATGCAGAGCCCCAGGCTCGATAAATATGTGGCCAAACAACTGGCAGCAAAGTTCCGGCACAGTAGCCCGCCTGTTTTTGCTTGTAACCTGCCTGGGGGCGGGCTATGGGAAGTGGATTTGCAGAAGGTGGCGGCTATTTCCAGCGATGACCTTGAGGCCCCGGAGGAGGAAGAGAACGAAGAAACCAGGCGGCCAATTCCTCCATATAAAAGAAGGGAGCGCTCAGACGGCTGGAAGCGGGGCGAAGTAACCTGCCACAATTGCGGGGCAGATTATGAAGCCGATATCCATGAGCGGTGGACATACGTGAGGTGCAAATACTGCCATGAATCCAATACCACCGTCACCTATCCCGATGAATAAATAAGCAGAAAGCGAGGCAGACAGTTCGACAAATGCTACATATAATAGTAGAATTATTACCAAAGAGACTTTCAATGCGGATCCAGCCCTTGCGGCACATTCTGGCCAGGGGGCGGCGCAAACGCGCAGCCGAATACAGAAACCGCAACCGGGTGCGGATTTGACCGACGGCACTACTGGGGGAATAGCCTGCCATCTAGGGAGTGTATCGGAGGAATTGAAATGGCATTATCGGAAAAGGATTTACAGCAGATTGCAAAGACCGTCGAACAGGTGGGCAGGAAGGTTATGTCTGCCGGACGCAAGGAAAACAGAAAGCCCTACCAGGAGACTGAACGAAGGCTGAGAGCCTATACTACCCTCAAAGGGAACATAGCCCGCTACCAGAAGGATATCGAAGACATCCGCCGTGAGGATATGGGCAGGAGTGCCGATATCATCATGTACCAGACCAATAGCGGAATGTCACCGGAGCGCGACCTGGAAGAACTGCGGCGGGAAAAGATATTTGCCCTGACAGAAAAACTCCATAGGGATGCTGCCGATGTCAAGGAAATGGACGTAGCCTTGGATTACATCAAAACTGACCCATACTTTCAGGTGATACCTATGACATACTTCGAGCATCAGACGCAGGAGGCTGTGGCAGAGGCAATTCACTGTGAGAAAAGCACCGTCTGGCGAAACCGCAAAAGACTGATATGGCAAATGAGCCTTGTTCTCTATGGGGCAGATGCAATTTAACCGTGAAAAAAAGATGCAATTTATCGGTGCAAAATAACGTGATATACTAGGAGCTGGAAAAAGTGCGACCATTCGAAAGCACTGATCCACTCCCTAAGGATATTGAGAAAGGCGCAGACCTTGAAATCTGCGCCTTTTTCTTTTGGCAAAGTAGAGCTGCAGGTGATGGCATGATAGTACATTGCAGCAATCAAGCCTGCATCTATCATGACTGTGGGCTTTGCAAGAGTGAGAGTATATACATTCAGCGCAAGCGCTGTGACACTTGCTGTGACAGACACAAGGCCGCTGAACTCATGAGGCCGTCGTACAAAGCGCGGTGCTCAAAGCGTGGCGGCAAATATAAAGCTGACCACTCAAAACCAATCAAGTAGCCCCCGGTGCCAGTAGGTACTCCTGGGGGCCATCGGCCACACGGGTCTGCGAGTCGCGGGCCTTTTCTGCGTGGGAACGAAAAAAACAGGTTGACAAACTGACAAAGGAGGGAGGTGCCGGCAGGGTGACAGATGAGAAGGATTCGCACGCGCGCGAAACAGAAGAAAGAAAATTCATTTTCAGCACCGCTGACACCTGCCAGTTCTTCCAGATTTCCAGGGAAACTTTGTCAAGCTGGCAGAAAAAGGGCGCTCCCAAAGCAGGCCGGGGCAAATGGGATATTAAAGCAATCATGGAATGGCGGTACACGGGCAAGAATACCGAGAGCCCGGAAACCCGCAAACTCAAGGCAGAAGCGGATTTGAAGGAGGCCAAGGCCGCCCAGGAAAAAATCAAGCTGGGTGTCACAAAGACGGAATACATTCCCGCCGCCGTGGTTCAAGGCGAACTTGCCCGTCTGCTGGCAAATTTGAAAAAATCCCTGCTGGCAATCGGGCACAATGTCGCGTCAGATTTGGCCGCGCTGGATGCTGATGTGGTGACAATCGCTAAAAAAGGTGTTGACAAACGCATAGCAGATGCACTGCAGGAGCTGTCAGAGGGGAGGCTGTACCGTGGCAGGGCAAAGAAAAAAGCGAAGAAATGAGCTGGAATATCCTGAGTGGATAATGAACGCCCTCACGGTGCTGAAACCGCCGGAAAAGCTGACCGTCTCAGAGTGGGCTGATAAATACCGCATACTCTCAGAACTGGATAGCGCCGCCCCCGGCCATTGGCGTACCAGCAAGACCCCGTACCTCAAGCAGGTGATGGACGCTTTCAACGATGGATTCATTCACGACATTACCTTTTGTGCTGGCTCGCAGCTGGGGAAGACCTCAGCAGAACAAAACATGATAGGCTATGCCATTGCTCAAGACCCTGGGCCAATGATGATTGTCTATCCGTCTGAGAAACTGGCAAAATTCACATCAGAAAAGCGCCTGCAGCCGCTCATCCAGCTCAGCCCAGACCTGGCCCAGCACTTCAAAGAGCGGGAAAGCAAGGATTTGGAGCTGGCTTTTGACAGCATGTATATTGCCCTTACAGGGGCAAACAGCCCATCAGACCTTTCCAGCCGCCCTGTGCGCTATATCTTCTTCGACGAAATCGACAAATTTCCGAAGTGGGCGGGGGCGGAAGCAGGCCCCATGGAGCTGGCGGCAGAGCGTACCAAGACCTTTTACAATTTCAAGATTGTGAGAGTGTCTACCCCTACGCTCAAAACCGGCAACATCTGGCAGGGCTGGCTCAATGCTGATGTGCAGTATAAGTATTTCGTGCCCTGCCCCCATTGCGGGGAAACTCAGGTGCTTGAATTCGGGCAGATCAAGTGGCCGGAGGGGGCGGATGAAAACGAAGCCAAGGCCATGGCCTACTATGAGTGCAAATGTTGCCATGAAAGCATAGATGACCGCCACAAGCCCGCCATGCTGCGGGCCGGGGAATGGCGGGGGGAGAAGAAAAAGAGTGGGCGGGCTGCCAAGGTAGCTTTCCATCTCAACAGCATCTATTCCCCGTGGCTGACCTTCGGAGATGTGGCGGCCAAGTTCCTTGCCAGCAAGGATGAACCTGCCCTGCTCATGAACTTCATAAACTCCTGGCTGGCAGAGCCGTGGGTGGACAAATCCAGCCGTCTCCAGTCTGATGTAGTCATGGAGAAGCAACTGCCCTATGAGCGTGGCACCATGCCCGCTGAAGCTCAGATCCTCACGGCTGGCATTGATGTGCAGCTGGATCACTTCTGGTATTCTGTCAGAGCCTGGGGGCCACACCTCACTAGCTGGCTGGTAGACTATGGCAGACTGGAAACCTGGGCGGATTTGGAAGTCATGCTGGACAGGAATTACCCTGATGTAAATGGCGAAATCCATAACATCAACCTTGCCTGCATGGATTCAGGCTACAACACGGATGAAGTCTATGCTTTCTGTGCCCATCATGCTGATGTACTGGTACCCACTAAAGGTGCCAGCAGCCCGCTGAAATCCCGCTACAATGTCACGATTCTTGACAAAAGCGTGTCCAGCTTCGGCCTAAGGCTCTATACAATGGACACCGACCAGTTGAAGAATTTCATAGCATCCCGTATGAGCATAGACCCCGGCGCACATGGCAGCTGGAATGTTTACCGGGACATTGACCGGGAATACTGCGACCAGATCTGCAGTGAGCAGAGGGTGGAGCACAAGGATAAGAAAGGCCGTATCTCCATAGGCTGGGAGAAAATCAGCAGCCATGCGGCCAACCACCTCTTAGACTGCGAGACAAACAATGCCCTGGCGGCAGAAATCATCGGCGTGAGGTATCTCATAGAGCCGGATGAAGACGCAGAGGAAGAACAGGACGAAGAAGAAACCCAGGACTGGCTGGGAGTGAAAGGAAAATGGCTATGAGGCCGCCTGAGAGGGCGGCTTTTTCTATTGCCCATGAAAGGGGGTGAACAGTTTGGAGGAATTGGAGATTTTGAGGGGCCAGCTGTCCAATGTGAGGGCGGCTATTGCGGCGATTGAAAGCGGCGCTCAAGAATACCAGATAGCTAACAGGAGATTGGCGAAGGCTGACCTGGCTACGCTCTACAAGAGAGAGACTGAAATCAAGGCCAGCATTGCCCGCCTGGAAGACGGCGGGGTGTATTTCGCTGAACTGGGTCGGTTATGAACATTCTTGAGAAAGCTATAGCTTTTATTTCACCGCAATGGGCCTGCCAGCGGGCATTTTATGCCGAAAGCCTCAGAAGCTATGAGGCCGGGGAGATATCCCGCTTCAATGACGGCTGGATGCCGGTGAATACCGACACGGAAAACACCGACAAAACCCAGCGCGACCTCATCAAGGCCCGTGCCCGCTACCTGGAAGATAACAGCGATATTGCGGGGGCGGCTATCGGTGGCATTGTCCGCAATGTTGTAGGTACAGGCATCAAGCCCCAGGCTCGCACCGGGGATGATGAGCTCAACAAGCAGATAGAGGCCCTTTGGGCTGAGTGGTGCCGCGCTGAAAACTGCGATATCACCGGCCAGCAGACTTTTTCAGAGCTGCAGGCTATGCTCCTGCGCCGGAAAGTAGTTGATGGGGAGATATTCGTCAAGAAAACCGTGAACCGCCGGGGAAAATTCCCCTTGCGGCTGCAGGTTATCAAGTCTGATTTGCTCAGTCAGTACCTGATTACAGCCCCGAAGACGGGCAATGTAATCCGTTCAGGTATTGAGCTGGATGACCATTTGAAGCCCCTGGCTTACTGGATAGACAGGAAAAGCCCTGATGGATATATCCAGTATGACCCGGACAGGGTACCGGCAGGGCAGATAATCCATCTGTGGACACGGAAGCAGCCGGATCAGATTCGCGGCGTTTCCGACCTGGCCCCCATCATCAAGCGGCTCAAGGATACACAGGATTATCTTGATGCTGAGACTGTGGCTGCCAGAATAGCCGCCTGCTTCTCTGTGTTCATCACCACTCAGGATGGCGCACCGGGAAAGATTGGCCGCATCGGCAACACGAAAGACCCGGAGGGCAAGAAACTGCAATCCTTGCGCCCTGGTATGATCAAGTACCTGGCACCGGGGGAAAAGGTAGAGACCGCAAATCCTTCCCGTGGCATAGCCAACGCGAAGGATTACGTGGCCATACAGGAGCGCCTGGCAGGGGCAGGCCTGGGCATGAGCTATGAGCTTATGAGCCGCGACTTCGACAAAGCCAGCTTCTCAAGCGCAAGGCAGGGCATGCTTGAAGACCGAAAGACCTTTGAGCCTATACAGAACTACCTTGCAGAGCACCTTTGCGCCCCCATCTATCGGGAATGGATGGATTTGTGTGTCATGGCAGGCCTGCTGAACATCCCTGATTATTACCAGAACAAGGAAAAATATCAGGCCTGCGAGTGGGTATCCCCAGGCTGGGCGTGGATTGACCCCAGCAAAGAAGTAAATGCAGATATCATGGCCCTGCAGAATGGCGGCAAAACACTTTCACAGTGGTGTGCTGAGCGTGGCTATGATTGGCGCGAACAATTAGAGCAAATGGCCCTTGAGAAGGACACGGCAGAGGCTTTGGGCCTCACCTTGTCTATTCATACGCCCATTACCGTACAGGCGGCAGCCCAGAACCATGCGGATGCTGCCGGGGGCGGCGATGGAGACGGCAAGGGAGAAGAACAGGAGGAAGAAGATGGAACCGAAAACGAGAACGAGGAACAAGAATGAGCCGCTGACCCGTGATTTTCACGGGGAAATCTCCTGCCGTGAGGCGGGGGAGGAACAGGAGAGCCGCACCTTTGACCTCTCCTTGTCCAGTGAAGAACCTTATAGGCGCTGGTTTGGCACGGAAATCCTGCTGCATGAAGCAGATGCCATTGACCTGGCCCGCCTGCAGGAAATTGGCGTGATGCTTTTCAACCATGACAGCGACAAAGTTATGGGGAAAATCCTTTCTGTGGAGCTGGATGAGGGAGAGCACAAGCTGAGGGCGGTGGTTCAGTTTGATGAAGACGATGAAAGCGAAAAAATCTATCAGAAAGTCAAGAACGGCACCCTCAAGGGCGTGTCTGTGGGCTATCGGGTTGATTCGTGGGAGGAAGTGCTGGAAGGCAAAAAGAGCCAAAATGGGCGTTTTGAAGGCCCTTGCTACATTGCTACTGCATGGACACCCTATGAGCTTTCGATCGTTTCCATACCTGCTGACCCCACCGTAGGCGTAGGAAGAAGTTTAGAGAACACCGACAATGAAGAAAGAAATGGAGATGTGAAAATGGACGAGAACAAGAACACCGCCCAGGCAGAGCCGGAGACCGAGGCTGTACCTCAGGTGAACGAGGCAGAAGTGAAGGCTGCTGCCGTACAGGCAGAGCGTCAGCGTGTCAAAGAAATTGACAGCCTTTGCCGTCAGTTTGATGTGGATTCTGCCAAATTCATCGAAGATGGCACCACCGTTGAGGCTGCCCGCGCCGCTGTGCTTGAGCAGCTGGCCCAGCAGCGCAAGCCTCAGCAGGTGAATGTGAAGGCAGACGAAATGGACAAGTTCCGCGCCGCTGCCATTGATGGCCTGGCTATGAGGGCGGGCCTGGGCATTGAAAAGCCTGCCGCCGGTGCTGACGAATTCCGTGGCAAGCGCATGATGCGCCTTGCAGCGGAGTGCATCGAGCGTGAGAAGAACGCAAGCACCCGCAACATGGATGATGAAACCCTCATCCGTGAAGCCTTGACCGGCACTGGCGCTTTCCCTGGTATCCTGTCCAACGTGGCGAACAAGTCCATGGCCCAGGCTTATCAGGAAGCATCTACGACCTATCAGCTCTGGACTGCCAAGGGCAGCAACTCTGACTTCAAGCAGGCCACCCGCTACCGCCTGAGCGAAGCCGGGGAGCTGGAGAAAATCGGTGAGAGCGGCGAATTCAAGCATGACGAAATCAAGGAAACCTCTGTGACCGCCGGCGTGGCTACCTATGGCAAGTCCTTCTCCCTTACCCGTAAGGCTATCATCAACGACGATATGGGCGCACTCAAGGCCCTGCCGTCCATCCATGGTGCTGCCTGCCGCCGTATGGTTAACAAGATGGTCTACTCCATCCTGGCAGATAACCCCACCATTGAGGGGGCGGCGCTTTTCCACGCAAGCCACGGCAACCTGCAGACCCAGGGCCTCACTGTGGCCGGGCTGGGCAAAATCAAGGCGGCTATGGCCAAGCAGAAGAACATTGCTGGCAAGGCATTCCTCAACATCCAGCCCGCTTATCTGATTGTCCCTGTGGATTTGGAAGTAGAGGCGGCCCAGCTCATCAACTCTGTGGTTGACCCGTCCAAGAGCAATGCCACCGTGAACCCCTTCGCCAACAAGCTGTCTGTGATTGCAGACCCGGAGCTTTCCGCTGACAATGTTTTCTACATGGCAGCTGCGCCGGGGCTGGTACCCACTATCGAAGTCACCAGCTTGAACGGCAACGAGACCCCCATCATGGAGAGCGCCGTGCAGTTCGACACCTTGGGCATTAAGTGGCGCATTTACTACGATGTAGGCGTGAACCTGCTTGATTTCCGTGGCATTCAGAAGAGCACCATTAGCTAAAGGAGGCTAGAACATGGCAAAAGCAGTTTTTGTGCAGAAGGGCGATAACATCGACTTCACCGCTGCAGATGCAGTGGAATACATGGATGTTGTTCCCCTGGAAGATAAGGTGGGCATAGCGCTGGAAGATATTCCTGCCGGCGGCACCGGTACCGTGACGCTCACCGGCGCTTATATCCTCCCTGCCGCCACGGGGGCGGCTATCAAGGTGGGCCAGAAGGTTTACTGGGATGGCACCAATAGTGTTATCACCGGCACGGCTACTAACAACACCTTTGCAGGCCATGCAATCACCGCCAAGGCATCTGCAGGAACTGCCGTAACTGTACGGCTGGGCTGATGTCTTTCAAGGACATGGTGGCGGCAGACATTTCTGCCGTTTTCCTCAATCCAAACGAGTTTGGGGAAACCCACACTCTCGAAGGGCGGGAATGTGTCTGTGTGGTGTCCGGCTGGGCAACTGATGACCGCAAAGCAGGTTTGCAGGGGGGCAAACGCACCCCGGAAGGCCTGCATGGTGACTACATCACCGTATGTGTGGCCGCTTCTGACCTTGCCAAGATACCCACAGAGGGCACGCCGTTCCGTGTGGATGGCAAGCGCTATGTGGTGGATAAATGCGCCAATGACATGGGCATGCTGACCATCGAACTGGGTGCTTATCGCATGAGAGGCGGCGCATTTGCATGATTGAAATAGATGCCAGCGAAATCGCAAAGGCTCAAGAATTATTGCGGGGGCTGCCGGGGGCGGCTCAGAAGGCGGCCAATACGGCAATCCGCAAAAGTATCCGGGGAGCTAAAAAGGACGCAACCCAGAAGGCCAAGGAACGCTATACCATCAAGCCCACCTACATCACCAGAACCATGAAGGTGTCTTTCACAGGTGGCGGCGCTATGCTGACTTCACGGGGGCGGGTGAACGACCTGGCCTATTTCAAGCATAAGCCCACAGCGGTGCCCAAACGGAGACCACCTAAGGGGCAATATCTTTACAGCCAGGTAGTGAAAGGGCAGGGCGGCACCATAGCCCATGCTTTCCTGGCAAAGATGAAGTCCGGCCATGTAGGCGTTATGAGAAGGACGGCTGGAAACAGCAGCCTTCCCATAGCCAAACTGTCCGGCCCGTCTACGCCGCAAATGTTAGAAAGCCCTTCTGTGCGTGAGTTTGTAGAAACCAAAGCACAGGAGCGGTTGAGTAAGGAGTTAGATAGAGAGGTGAGAGCCTTCCTTATGGGCTATAGAAGATGACCCCGGCAAGATTAGTGCAGGCCGTGACGGCAGAAATCAAAGAAGCCGTCAAAGACTACAAGATGAAGGCTGAGGGGCAGGAGGATAAGGCGGTATCTGTCTACACTCAGCACATCCCCGATGAAGACTTTCAAGACGATACATATTACCCGCTTGTGATTGTAAGCTGGCAAGGCACCGAGGATTCGGAAGACGGCTCAGAGGCTGTCATAGGCTTAACCTTTGGTGTCTACGGCGAAGACGGGCAGGGGGCGGATGGCGAAGGGGCAGACGGCAGAGGGCCGGGGGCGTGGCAAGACTTGCTTTCTATTATGGAGCGAGTGAGGCAGCGCCTCCTTATTTTTCGGCTGCTTGACAAGCGCTTTCGGCTTATCTTGCCAACGAAGTTTGAAACCATCGAGGCCCAGCCCGTTCCCTTCTGGTTTGGTTATGCTACCTTGAGGTACCAGGTGGCCCAGCCGGATCAGCACATGGATGCAGACTGGTACAAGATAACGGAGGAATACATCAAATGAGCAAAAAGCAGGAGACCAAAGAAGCCGTGAAGACCACGGCCCAGGCACCGGCGGTGCCTGTCATGTACCTTGGCCCCAATGTTCTCTCTAAGGGGCTGAAAACCAACACGGTTTACAAACAGAAGCCGGCTGAGCTGATTTCTACTCTGCAGGGGGAATTCAGCACCATTGGCCGCCTTTTTGTTCCTGTAACAGAAGTAACCCGGGCAATGGCTGACCTTCAAAAGAAGGGTACGCCTATCAACCTGGCATACACCGAAATGAAGCGGTAAGAGAAAGGAGAACAACATGGCATATAAGCATGGCATTTACACCGGCGAGGTACCCACTTCGCTGGTGCCTATGACCCAGACTGACAGCGGCTTGATTGTTGCTTTTGGCACAGCCCCGGTACATCTGGCAAGTGACCCGGCAGAAGTCAACACCCCGGTACTTTGCTATAGCTATGCTGAGGCAGTAGCTGCCTTCGGCTATTCCGATGAGTGGGACAAGTACACCCTCTGTGAGGTTATGAAGTCTCAGTTTGCGCTTTTCAACATGGCCCCGGTGGTTTTTGTGAATGTGCTGGACAAGGAAAGCCACAAAACTGATGTGAAACAGGAAGAGTGCAGCCTGACCGACAAGGTGGGTACAATCAAGCAGCCTGCCCTGCTGGCTGGCGTCAAAGTATACGCTGCCACCGATGGTGAGGCACTGGTGGAGGATACCGACTACACGGTAGCCCATGACGATGAAGGCAATCTGGTGGTCACAGCTTTGGCAGATGGCTCTATCGCAAGCGCTGACAAGGTGTATGTGTCTTACACCAAGCTGACCCCGGAAACCGTAACGGCAGCAGACATTATCGGCGGTATCGACAATGTGAACAACAAGGCAGAAGGCCTGGAGCTGATTGATGAAATCTATCCCCGCTTTGGCCTTGTTCCAGGCATCATCATTGCCCCCAAATGGTCTCAGAATGTCAATGTATCGGCAGTAATGAAAGCCAAGGAGCACAACATCTGCGGTCATTTCAACGCAATTTCTATTTGCGATGTGCCCACGGATACCGTCAAGAGCTACACTGCAGCCAGCGAGTGGAAGAATACCAACATTGGCAGCGATAAGGATTGTGTGCTTTGTTGGCCATTGCTGAAGCAGGGGGACGAAGTTTTCCACTTGTCCACCCAGCTGGCCTCTGTCATGAACTACACTGACAGCCAGCATGATGATATCCCCTATTATTCCCCGTCTAACAAGTCTCTGCAAGCTAATGGTGCCTGCCTGAAAGACGGTACGGAAATCTACCTGAACAATGCCCAGGCTGCCTACTTGAATGGGCAGGGAATTGTCACAGCTTTGAATTTCATTGGCGGCTGGAAGACCTGGGGCAATCGCACCGTGGCTTACCCCAGCAACACGGATGTGAAGGACAACTTCATTCCCATCCGCCGCATGAATAACTGGATCGGCAACACACTGATCACGACCTTCTGGTCTAAGATTGATGACCCCATGAACAAGCGGCTCATTGAGAGCATCGTGGATAGCGCCAACATCTGGCTGAATGGCCTCACGGCCAAAGGCGCCCTCTTGGGCGGGCGTGTAGAATTCCGCGAGGACGAAAACACCACCACCGGCCTGATGGATGGCATTATCTACTTCCACGTATACATCACGCCGCCTTCTCCTGCCCGTGAGATTAACTTTGTGCAGGAGTATGACCCGGATTACATTTCCACTCTGTTCTCTTGATGAAAGGAGTAAGCAATGGGAAACATTAACCCTGTACGCGACAAACTCATTAACTTTGAGGTATTTATCGCAGGTGGCCGCAAGCTGGGCATGGCAGACATCACCCTGCCCACCATCGAGTATATGACCGCTATCCTCTCCGGGGCGGGCGTCGGCGGTGAAATTGAAATGCCCACCCCTGGGCAAACTTCCAGCATGGAGCTGGAAATCAACTGGCGCACACTCAACGAGGACACCACCAAGCTGCTGGCAATGAAGGCCCATGACCTTGAAATCAGAGGTTCCAGTGAGCTTTATGATGCAGGTACCGGCGAAATCAAGAGCGAGGCTATCAAAATCAATGTGCGCACCCTTCCCAAAAAGGGCGATTCCGGCAGCTTCAAGCCTGCTGACCACACCGACACGAAGTCTACCCTTGAGATCATCTACATCAAGGAGACTATCGCTGGTAAAGTGGTGTTGGAAATCGACAAGCTCAACTACATCTGTTTTGTGGATGGCGTGGATTACCTTGCCAGCGTTAAGTCTGACCTTGGCTTGTGATAGGAGGAAAATATGGCAGCAGAAGAAGCAAAAGAAGAGAAGAAAACCCTGGATTTTTCTGACTTGGAGGCAAAGTTGGGAGAACTTAATGCCCAGGCTTTCATGGATGCAGAGAGGGCCTGCCGGATGAAGGCAGATGCAACCCCGGACATTACCTACAGCGCAGGCTTCCGGGCAAGATTGGCAGCCCGCGCCCTTGGCGTGGACTTCAAGGAAGTTCAGGCCCTTCCCATTCCTGAGTTTACGGAAATCACCGGCAGGGTACTGAATTTTTTATTATCGTCTTCGGCCGCCAGGGTGATGAATGGCGAAGGATAATATGTCCTGAAAATATCGCTGGGCTTGAAAGGGAGGAACCTCCTCCCCAAAAGCTCAGGAAGATAATCTTCGCCCTGCGAGAGGCTGGCAGCATGGAATTCTGGCAAAGCCAAACCCTGAGGGAGTTTGGGGAATGGATGGAAGTGCTGAAAGCGGCGAAAAAATAGGCAATAAAAAAGCCCCGCCGGAAGGGCGGGGAACCTCAAGCATTTTTTAAGCATCTAAACAATAGGCGGATAAGTGAATAAACGAAACCGGCAACACAGCCAAGAATGAATGCACCGAGTAACAGGACTAACAAAAAAGTGATAGTCATCATTTACTTAACCCCCTTTTATGTTGCTGAAAGTTATCTTTCTTTAATTATACCAGAAAGGAGGCGGTTTTGGAGTGGCAGCAGGAAAAATATTTGCTATATCCTTCGCCATAAACGCCATGATGGGTGCCCCGACTTTGCCACGCCAAAACAGCGCGAAGCCTTATATGCCAAGGCTTCGCGCTTACTTTTTCCAAAATAATATGAACCTACATCTTATAGCTCTATTCCAGCCTTCAGGGTGCGTAGATC